GCGGATGGCGCAGCAGAACGCACCGTCACCGGAAGGGGCTGCTCCACCCACCCCGCCACCACCAGTGACACCTGCTCCACCTGCTCCACCGCCAGAAGAGATTTAGCGTTCTGAAATAATTTCTGGCAGACTATGGAGGAAGAATTGTAATGACTGTCACAATAGCCAGCACGACTGACGCCGACGAACAAGTGGCCCAATTAAACGAAGCGGAAAATATAGAGACGCCTCCGAGTGAGATGTCGTCCCCGCAAGCGGATGGTGTGCCAAGTGATGAAATAGCAGAGTCGAGTGAAGGTGAACGTGACGACATTACAACATCTGAGGAATCTCAACCTGAAGAGGTTGAGGCGGTTGCGGAGACTGAAGAAGAACCCGTAGAGGCTACCGCTGATTCTGAAGAAGAGCAGGAGGCGGTTGCTGAAGATGCGCCAAAGAAAAAGCGTGGGCGTCGTCGCGGTCGTAGTTATAAAGAACGTGCTTCTCAGTTAGCTCGTGAAAAAGCCCTAGAGAAGAATCGAGCCGATGCGTTAGAGCAGCGGTTGATCCAGTTAGAGCAGCTACAGAAACAAGCTCCCTCTGTGAACACGGCTGAAGACGTTCCGCAGGAAAGTAGTCCACAGGAAGTGGCTCCCCCAGAAGGGGTTGAGCAGCCTGTTGGTGATAAGCCGACTCAGGAGTCCTTTGACACATATGAGGAGTTCCAAGATGCCTTGATCCAATGGAACGTAGACCAGCGGATACAGGTTGTAGAAACTGACCGTCGCGCCAGCATCGAACGCGAGCAGAGTCAGAAAAATCACGACGCAGCCGTCGCTGCTCATTACGAGCGAATCGACGCGTACCGTGCAGGAGGGCCATCAGACTTTGACGCCGTCATTCAGTCTGGTCAGGACCTTCCGTTAACCGCACCGATGCGAGATACCGTTCTTTCGTCTGAGGCGGGTCCAGCGTTAATGTATCACCTCTCCAAGAATCCTGAAGAGTGTGACCGCATTGCGAACATGCACCCGATGGCACAGATTAAAGAGCTTGGAAAACTTGAAGCGCGAATAGAGGGTGTCACACAGGCTGGCCCATCCTCTTCGCCTGAACCCGTCACGAGAGCACCACGACCCATCAAGCCAGTCGGTGGGGGTGCAACGACACCTACAGTTAAACTTGACGACCTTCCGTATCAGGAATTTAAAGCAGCTAGAGAGAAGCAACTCGCTGCCCGATATGGGAGGTAGGACGGTAACGCTGTGGAATAGGTAATTGTTATGGCTAATGCACTATTAACTATCTCCATGATTACGCGGGAAGCTCTGCGTGTCTTGGAGAACAACCTCACCTTCACCAAAGGTGTGAATCGTCAGTATGATTCACGGTTTGGGGTGGAGGGTGCCAAAATTGGTACCGTCCTAAATGTGAGAAAACCCCCACGTTACGTGGGTCGAACCGGATCGGCGATCAGTATTGAAGACGCCGTTGAAACGCAGGTTGCCGTCACGTTGGATACGCAATTTGGTGTGGATATTTCATTCACATCAGAAGACCTTGCGTTGAAGATTGACGACTTCAGCGAACGGTTCATCAACCCCGCCGTGGCAACCATTGCCAACAAGATCGACCATTCAGGGTTGGCCTTGTATAAGGACATCTATCAGTCCGTTGGCACACCGGGAACTACACCAAATGCGTTGTTGACGTATTTGCAAGCCGGTGTGAAATTGGATGATAGCGCTGCCCCAATGGACGGCCAGCGGTCGGTCTGTATCACTCCGTTGATGCAAGCCACCATGGTCGATGCGTTGAAGGGTTTGTTCCAGCAGTCGTCCGCGATTGCGAGTCAGTATCGTAAAGGTCAAATGGGGACCGCTGCTGGCTTTGACTGGTTCATGGACCAAAACGTCAACAGTCACACCGTGGGGCCACTCGGTGGCACTCCGCTGGTGAATGGCGCTTCGCAGACCGGCGCTTCGCTCATCACTGATGGGTGGACGGCTGCTGCTGCTGCCAGACTCAAGCAGGGTGATATTTTCACCATTGCTGGTGTCAATTCGGTGAACCCGCAGTCGCGTCAGGATACTGGCGTCCTTCAGCAGTTTGTCTGCACCGCAGATAAAAGCTCGGACGGTAGTGGCAACTTGACTGCGACAATTTCTCCGTCCATCGTCACGTCCGGTTATGGACAGACGGTTACGGGGAGTCCTGCTGACAACGCAGCCATTACAGTGGTTGGTGCAGCGAGCACGGTCACCCCGCAAGGTTTAGCAGCCCATAAGGATGCTTTTACTCTTGCGATGGCTGACTTGCCTCTGCCAAAAGGCACTGACATGGCAGCGCGTGTGAGCGATGATCAGTTAGGGATGTCGATTCGCATGATCCGCGATTACGACATCACGACTGACAAGTTCCCATGCCGGCTTGATGTGTTGTTTGGTTGGGCTACGTTGCGTCCAGAACTCGCTTGCCGAGTTCAAGCGTAACAGCGGTCATTCGTCGAATGGGGAGGGGGCCGTTATGGTTCTCTCCCCGTTCTTTTCCCTCGGAGTACTGTTATGCCATACGAGCATCAGTCGTATCCAAAAATGGTGTATACCAATCGTAATGGGGAGATTGTGCATGAGGTGGTTAATACGCCTCGTGAACTGGACGTATTAGGGTCTGGATGGTCGGATTCTCCAGACGGTCCTTTCTCCACCACGAAGCGCACGACACCAAAACCAAAAGCTAAACCAAAAGCCAAGAGATAGCCGTGACTGCGAATGAGTTAATCTCTCGCTCCCTAAAGACAATTGGGGTGTTAGCGTCCGGTGAAACCGCGTCGAGTGATAACGTCGCAGATTCGTTAGTGGTATTGAATAGCATGGTGGACTCGTGGGCCACCCAGCGCTTGACGATTTATGCGGTGACGCGCAACGTGTTTGACTTGTCAGCCTCTACGCAGGAATACACTATAGGGACAGGGGGGACGTTTGATGTGGTGCGTCCTGTGTCTATTCAGAATGCGAGCATTATCCTTGATAAGAATGCGTCATCTATTCAGAAGATCGAGTTGCCCATTACGGGTCCGGTGACGGTGTCTCAGTGGCAGGACGTGGCGATTAAAGGCACGACCAGCACGTATCCGAATTTGTTTTATTACGACAAGGCATGGTCCGCTGGTCTGGCGAAGATTAGTGTGTGGCCGGTGCCGAATAATGGTGACGTGCAGTTGGTGTTGTATATTCCAACTGCTGTTGTAAAATTTGCAGACCTCACCACGGACTATACGTTTCCACCGGGGTATGAGGAGGCGCTTCGCTATCAACTCGCCGTGCGTCTCTCGGTGGAGTTTGGCGCACAACTCGACCAGTTGACCTACCAGATTGCTGCGGAATCATTAGCGGATATCAAGCGTGCGAATCTTGGGGATGAGACTCTTGGTATTGACCCAGCGCTCAAGACGAGTGGTGGGCGGTATGACTGGAGAACGGACCAAGTGCGATGAAGTTTACGGGCTTTGTTGGACCGTCGTATGTCTCGCAGAGTCTTCGCGCTGCTGACCAGCGGTGCGTGAATTGGTACGTCGAAAACATTGAAGTTGGGAACGAGACCTTTCAGACCGCGCTCTATCCCACCCCCGGATTTACAACGCACGAGACATTTACCGAGTCTCCGGTGCGGGGCATGATTGAGCAGAACGGTCGATGTTTTGCGGTGGTGGGGCAGACATTTTATGAAGTGTTTAAAGACCCAAGCACTACCGCAGCGGTGTCAAGAGGCACCGTCGCATTTGATACTAACCCAGCGACAATGGCTGCGAATGTTGATGCGGGCGATCAAATCTTCATCACTTCTGGTGGGCAGGGGTATGTGTATACATTGAGTACGAATGCCTTTGCGTTGGTGAACGGGAGTGGCGGGGCATCGCTGGCGCTGGAACAGTGTGACTTCCTTGATGGGTTTTTCTTAGGGTTGGATGCTGATACCTCAACGCTTCGTATCTCTGATTTAAATGCAGGGCAGACATGGGATGACACACAGTATGCCCAACGAACGGCTGGGTCTGACCCATGGCAGTCCATGGTGGTCACCCATCGTGATATCTGGTTATTTGGTAAACAGACGACAGAGGTCTGGTATAACGCGGGGGCGTCCCCGTTTCCGTTCGCTGCAATTCCCGGTGCGTTTTTAGAGCAGGGAATTTCTGCACCGTTCTCAGCCAAGAGAGTCGGGAATACCGTGATGTGGCTTGGGGGTAGTGAAGACGGTGTCGGGGTGGTGTGGCGTGCGAATGGGTATTCCCCTGAGCGTGTCAGTACGCACGCGGTAGAGAATTCGATTCAGGGATATGCGCGAGCCGGGATTTCTATCTCTGATGCGGTGGCATGGACGTATCAGGAAGACGGGCATTTGTTTTATGGGCTGAACTTTCCGACCGCGAAGGCTACGTGGGTGTTTGATGCAACTACGGAGTTATGGCACGAACGTGGGACATGGGACAGTGATGCGGTGTCGTATAAGGCATGGCAACCACAGTATTGCGTGTATGCCTTTGGGAAGCATTTAGTGGGAGACCGGGAGACCGGTACGATTCACGAGATGTCGATAGACAAGTTTAATGATGTGGGTGGGGTGCCTATTCGTCGTATTCGTCGTACTCCGCATGTGGCTTCTGATAACAACTGGATGTTTTACAACTCCCTTCAGCTTGCAATGCAGACAGGGATTGGCCTGACTTCTGGTCAGGGAAGCGACCCTCAAGTAATGATGCGCTGGAGCGACGACGGTGGAGAAACGTGGGGGAACGAGCATTGGGCCGGCGCGGGAAAAATTGGCGAGTATGGAGCGCGGGCCATTTGGCGTCGTCTAGGGCGTGGGTATGACCGAGTGTATGAGATCATTGTGAGTGACCCGGTGCCGTGGCGTATCACCGGAGCGTATCTTGATTTAACGATCAGTGCGGGAAGGAAGCGGTAACTTGTGGCCTTACAATCCGTGCCGTTTCGGACACCAATGCTTACGGGGTTGCGTGAGCTTATTACTCGTGATTGGGTGCGATATCTTCAGTCAGCTATCGACATCATTAATAAGTGCGCTCGTGAGATGGACGTGGTGTCCAAAGAGGCGCAGACTGCCAGTCTTAGTACGACAGTTTTTAATACCGGGACGCTTGACCCCGGTGTGTATCGGGTGAGCTACAACGCACGAATTGCGGTGGCAGCGGGAACGAGTTCTAGTTTAACGGTGACGATAACGTGGACGGATGGTGGTGTAACACAAACACAGGCCGGCGCTGCAATAACGGGAAATAGCACAACGACGCAGCAGAACAATACGATGTTGATTCACATTGATAAGGCCACGGATATTAAGTATGCGACAACGTATGCGACGAGCGGGTCACCTGCGATGAAATATAACGTCTACTTGTTAGTGGAGAAGATCGGATGATTCGTGAAGCAACGACTAATGACCTTCCGGTGTTACTGGAGATGGGGCATCAGTTTGTCACGGGAACAATTTATCGGCATGTGATGGATGAAAACCCTGAGATGTTGCGTGCGTTATTTATTGGGTTGATAGAGTCTGAGTCTGGATTACTTCTTGTGGCTGACCGTGGAAACAAAGTGACGGGTCCTGATGTGGTTGGAGCTATAGGAATGTCGGTGTATGAGCACCCTATGTCAGGGGATACGGTTTCAAATGAGGCGTTTTGGTGGATTAATCCTGAAGCACGCGGAGGACGTGAATCTATGCGATTGCTTCGGGCAGCGGAGAAGTGGGTAAAAGAACAGGGTGCTCGGTGGATGCATATGGTGGCTCCCTCTCGCCGTGTCGGGAGGTTTTATGAACGGCTTGGGTTTCTTCCATTAGAGATGCATTATACGAAGGCGGTGGCTAACTAATGGCTAATGGACATGACCTTGGTGGTCACTACGGAGGAGTCCCTAGAGGGGCGAGCACTGGTGGTGTGCGTGTGAAAGCGCCACTAGAATCAGGGGAGCTATTGCCCCGTGATGCAGGAATAGGAATGCGTGCCGGTCCAACCTTTGACCGGAAAACAGGGTATAGGACCTCAAGCTCAGGGAGTGATTCAATGGGAATGGCAACAGCAATAGGAATTGGAGCAGGTGTTAGCGCACTCTCTAATATCTACGGTGCGAAAAAAGCTGCGAGTGTTCAGGAGAAGGCTCTGGCTCAGGCACAGGCAAATCTTGAGAAAGATGCCCAGCAAGCGGAGGCAGCGTGGGCTTCGTGGCATGAACGTCAAGCGCCTGTTATGCAGACGCGAAACGATGCGTTGATGGCGATGCGTGGGCAATACAAAAAACGCCCAGAGGGAATGGCCGATCTGTTTACAAATGAATTCAGGGGATGGCCGGCAGCGCCTACATCAGCGGTTCGTCAGGAAGCGCAGCCTGTCCGTGACCCCTATCCACCAAGCCCGATCAGTGAATACACAATGGCGTCTGTGGCTCCTCGTTATGAACAGGTTGGAATGGGTCAGGGTGGTATTGAGTTTGGTCAAGTTGAGCCGGTTGCTATGAAGGATGGCGGAGTGGTAACACAGCCTACGGTCGCGCTTATTGGCGAGGCGGGACCTGAAGCAGTGGTGCCGTTGTCTGGTCCATCTTCTTCTCGTGGTCTTGGGCTTAGTGGTGCTCTTGCTGGTCAATATGGTCAGCAAATTCGGGACCGAGGATCTAGCGCTGGTCGTATGGGTGACATTGGTGGTGGTGTGATGCCGTTGCCTCCGGGTCCGTGGGGTGGTGGCGGTGGAGGCCAAATGCCTCCTTTTCCGAGACCGACACCGGGACCCCCGCGTGAAGGACCACTTCCAGACAGGCGTATACCTACGCCCGAAGATCGAAGAAGGCAGTCAGCGAGATTGGCGCGTGAACGTCGTCGAGCACGTCAACGCCGTAAGGGTGGAGGGATGACTGCGCCCACGGACTTTTCAGTATAGAGGTGAGTGATGGCATATTACGGTGGTGGAGAAGAAGGTGGAGGCAGTGGTGTATGGGCTGGTCCGAAGTATGTGCAGAAGGGTACTAAGCAGACAGCTACGCCACCTGTGACTACGACTCCAACTACGACCAATAATGGTGGTAATGGTGGGAACTCAGGCGGTGACCCCCTTCTCGCTGATTGGGCGCTGGGTAACTATGACCGTTGGGACCCCTCTGGGTTAGGGGACCGTCCCGGTGAAGGGTCGTATTCTACATCTGGTGGTGGGAATGTTGCCGGGTATGGTGACTTTTCGTACGACAAAATGCCGTATGACCCCTACTCAGGCGCAGATATTAATTATCAGAATATTAATTACGACGCCTATCAGTCTGATTTTGAACCTACTTTATTTGATCAGGCATACACCGCAGACCGGTTTGAGGGGTCAACTGATCCATATATCGCTGAGAAGTTTGCTCGCCCAACGTATGAGCAGGCGCAGCAGGACCCCGGCTATCAATTCCGATTACAGCAAGGCCAGCAGGCGCTGGAGAATTCAGCAGCAGCCCGTGGGATGCTGCGAACCGGTGGCACGATGAAGGGGTTGATGGATTACAACCAAGCTGCTGCGTCTCAGGAATACGATAAGGCGTATGGTCGTGCGCTCGGTGAATACCGAATGGGATACGGGCAGGACTTAACGGCTGATCGAGATCGTTGGGCAAGACAGGCGCAGAAGTTTGGTATGAATCGTCAGGCTGCGCTAGACCAATACGACCGTGAATTCCAGAGACATCAAGCGAATCAGGCTGCTCGTGTCGGTGCTGAACAGATGAGAATGGGCGTACATCAGATGAATACTGCTGGTCGTATGGGAGCGCATCAGTTGAATCTCTCTGGTGAGTTAGGAGCGCGTCAGGCGAACTTGCAGAAGTATGGGATGAATCTTGGTGCTCAACAGGGGGCATGGGATAGGAACTACCAAGGCAATCTCACGCAGTATCAGTTCGGGTTAGCCAAGGCGCAACATGCGGATGCAGAAGCGCAAGCAGCAAATGCGAGGGCTGCTCATGCAGCGGGTGCTGCTCAGAGGGCATGGGATGAAGAG